ACGAATGCACACCTATTGCACTCGTTAAGAATGATGACGTTCTTTTTTTTCGGTACAAGACCCTTTGAAAACCTTTCAAGCTCTTTCACTGTGTATAGCCCGTATTGTATGATAACTTCCAATGGTGGAAATTTCATTCTACAATATTAACATCGTAAATCCTTATCTTACTTACCCTTCAAACAGCAGCTAAAGAGTTTGCCAATAGCCTGCTTAGCCTTGAGCATACCTGCGAAACCATCAACCATGGCTGGGACCATAGACTTAAGGACAATTTCAAACTCACTGTCATGTTCGGCATCACCGTCAATTTCGCCGATGAGATGGTTGAGGATGGCAACAACCAACTTCTTCTTTTGGGGACCCTCCAACTTGTCAAACTTGGCAGCATTGATCATCAACTTCGCCACAATTGGTGGGATGTCTTCCTTTTGGAGACCATCACCCAAGTACTCCCGCTTAATATCTTCAACCATAGTGATGACACCCTTGGCGTCAATTTTTCCTGAAAATTTTTCCAAGATCAAATCCATTTTTATAATGTTGACATAGATTAAAAATGGACGCGAATAATGCGGTTGCTGTCATTGCATTTGGTATTGGGTTCATTCAAATGTATCAAGACTATGTGAGATCAGATGAAATGGATGAAAAGTCAAAAAATGCTGTCCTGTTGAGTCTCCTTGCGAGTTGTCTTTGGCTTATATATCAGTCCAGAAAGTATGGAATGAATTTTACAGTGGCATACACGACACTCGGTCTGGTCCTCCAGTTGTACCTTCTTAACAAGATCCTGGTTAAAGAGAACGAGAAAAATGAAGATAAGAATCTATGATTTCAACACTTAGACAACCAACGCTTACTCGTGTAGGGTTTCGTACATCACGACCATCGCGAAAACATGTAACTTATGCAAAGCAAAGAAGTGCGCTTGACTTTGCAGAAGTTGTAAATGGTCGTGCTTCTATGTATGGAGTTGTATTTGGTGGTGCAAACTGGGCTCTTACGGGTCTCAACATTACACAACAAATGCAACAAATTCCATTTGACGCTCTTGCTGTCATGTCATGTGTGTTTGTAGTCATGAGTATGAAAAACGCCGACGAAAAACTTAACGAAAAACAATTTGAAGATTGGGCAACTCGTGAGACGGGGCGAACATTTATGATAATCTTTGCGTTAATGTCACTTTTTGGTCTGGGTTCTGGGCCATATTACCAATAAATTCTAACATTCTCACCTTATCCTCCATTGTAAATGTTCCTGCCCTACGCATCACGTGGGCCAAGAGCATCATGAGAATGTAGATATTGTACACGATTGGTTTCATTCTCTAAAACTAATCAACTTAATAAATTGTTCTCTTGGGTCGCAATAGATAGAAAGAAAACATGAGAGTCAATGAATAGACTGCGGTAGTCAAAGCGGCGAAATTCTTGTCACTGCTTTTGGCATTTTCACACTTGACAGCCCAGTTGAGGGCGGCTGCGCTACCAACAAGACCCATGATAGAGTAGATGAGTGCAAACACAGCACCTTCATTCTTCACAAACTTGGTGACCAAGAGGGTAAATGGAATTGTGAGGGCAATGGTGAGAGTCGCGGCCAGATACTTGTTGAGGTTTTCTTGTACTGGCTGCCCCTTCATAGCGTCGCACTTGGAATAGATGTTCATCCCAATTGATGAGATAATCATGTAGATGAATCCGAGGAAGAGGATACCCATCACAGTCTTACCTGACACTTCAAGATCAATTTTACCGGAGGCGATGTTCTTCGCCCTGTTGTACATAGCACTCGCCTTCTGAGTTGCAGTAAGGTCAGACATTTATTATACTTATAGAAATTATTCCATTTATACATAAATGAAATTGCCTAAAGTTGTGTTTGTCAGACACTGTCCAAATCTGGCTCCAGAACGTAAGGTTTTCCTCGAAGAACATCTCAAAGAGAGGGTTCCAATTAAGGATGTGAGGTGGATTGAGGATTATAACCACGACCATCCATTTGTTGAGTGGCTCAATGCAAAGTATAATCTTCCATATGGACCCAAGCTTACAAGTAACATCGTGAAGACCTGTTTCATGCTAAAGCAAATGCTGGATGAAAATATTGAGTCAGCCTTACATGTAGATGATGATGTGACATTTCACAGAGATTGGGTCAAATATTTTGAGAGTATTCCAGATCATATTCAAGATGTTGGTTTTATGAACTTGGGTACATCACCATTTTTTAATCTTAAACCAAAAATGAAAGAAGTTTATCAACTTCCAAACAACGGTGGATGTGAATGTATGTGGTGGACTTTGGATATGGCAAAAAACTTTCTGGATAATTTAAATTTTGAAGAAGCTGTTGATATCGTGATTCATGGGTTCATGACAGCAAACAAAAAACCAATACTTAATATGCCTCTTTGCCATCAGACATCGGATTTGATCCGTGTGAGTACATTAGATCACGAAACCCGTAAGTCGTCAAACTGGGTTGCATATGTTCAGAATTACAATAATCTCCCCAAAGTTGGTTTCAATAAACTCATTGAGGATTTCAAAGAGTTTGAAGAAAAGAGGAAACAAGTTGAAGATAAGTTTGAAGAAGTGTACGGAAAGAGGGTAGAAATCAAGAATGTCAAGTACATTCTTAATGATGACCAAGATCACCGTTTAAACATTCTTGAATATGAATTAATTGAAGACAAAGTGAATGTTTGATCTCCCATAAGCTCCTGCGCTATAACCAAAAGTTGATAGATCTGTGAGATCCTGGTTACCCGCGGTTATGTATAGCTGTTTACACTTTGATAATAAGAACCAATCCAAGTAACACGCATATCTTTGCTCCTTCGTAACTTCGTAGTTCTTGAGTGTGTCACACTTATATGTGAGAACAATGTCATGCTCAAGAGTTACAATTTTATCTGGAAACTTTTCCTTAAACATTTCCTTAATTTCCTGGCTATCACTCGCCAAAAAGAATTTGGCATCAGTCTTTTCAACAATTTCAACAAACTTTTCTAGAGCCGTATCCTTCGCAAAATACGCCTTCTTGATTTCACCCTCCTCATCTTTACCGTGGCAACCAATATTTTCAGAGTCTTTGGAACAAGCGCCTCGTCTAATATGGATACCATATTCTAAACCGTGATCACGTTTCTTGATGAGCTCTTCAAGTTCCTCATTTGGTTTTATGATTCGTGACAAGTTTGAATGAATGTGATGAAAGTATGTAGGATTTATAATGATTCTATGATCAAACTTTTCCTCATTTGGATCATCGGTGATTTCAAAACCACTAAAGTTTACACCTCTATCTACATCTACGAGACTTTTGTGGGCGCGTGGTTTGGGTGATCTAAATACGAGGTCAGATAAGCATAGAGCAACATTACCCCATCCCATTGAATCTGGGAGATAGAAGGTTGTCATTATATGATTATGGTTGACTTATTCTTTAATCTTTTAGGAAATTTAGGAGATCTTCGTGTGTTTTCTTTTGTGACCAACCCAATTCCTTAAGTTTTTTGGCGCATATGTGGTATCTTTGATCATTGAACGGTCTGTCTTCTATGTATTCAATCCATTCGTCGTAATCTTCGGTATCCTTGATTGTTTTTATAATGAGCCGCGTTACATCCATGACACTGAGTTCATCATCGGATGCAATATTATATACTTCTCCAGTTTTACCCCGCTTCCACACCACGTCAACTGCGTCAACGACATCGTCAACATGCATGAATGCCCGACGAACACTCGCACTATTTACACCATGGATTGTACATTTTTCATTATTTCTCAAAAGTCGTTTAAACTTTGGAATGAGTTTTTCTGGATATTGATTTGGACCATACACATTGTTACACCTTAAAATTTTAATATTCATATTAAATGATTCAATGTATGACATCACAATCATTTCTGCCGCCGCCTTTGAAGCCGAATATGGGTTGGTTGGTCGTAAAACACCCGTGTCCTCTGTAAAAGGTTCATCGGTTTTGGATTCACCATATACTTCATCCGTACTAAAATGTATAAACTCCACATTCGGTATATGACGCCGACACATGTCAATGAGAGTGTGTGTGCCATATGTATTATCTAATGTGAACCCCAATGGACTTATGAATGAATTGTCTACATGACTTTGGGCGGCAAAATGAAACACATAGTCAAACTTATATTCTTGTATAATACGTTCAAGAATTCCAACATTACACAAGTTGTGTTGTATAAATGTGGCTACCCCTGAATTAACGTTATGTACATTTGAACAATAATCAACTTTGTCTATGTTCACAAAGTTTATGTCTGGGTAACGAGACTTCATTATATTTAGAAAATTAGACCCAATAAAGCCGCACCCACCAGTTACAAGTGCATTGGGCATTTGTATTAAAGTATATAATTGTTTTAAGTATTTTAATGAAAGTATTTACCTCGTTTTTGTTCAGCAAACTTTTTGAGTAAATCACAGACACGATCAACATCTTCCAACGTCATGCCATGGTGGGCACCCAAAAGGAATCCATCCTTCATGATTTTGTCGGCATTTTCAAATTCACCCAAATACTCTCTAAATGCTGGATGTCTCGTAATATTACCCGCAAATGTGACCCGTGTCTGAACATCATTCGCCTCAAGAAAGTTTACAATTTCTAAACGATGTGGACACTGAAGTGGAATGGCGAGCCAGTTTGGTGTGACCGAATCATCTGGGAGGGTATAGTACGGACAATCCTTAAGATTTTCCAAGTACCTCCCAATCATTTGACGCCTCGTGGCAAGAAATCCATCAAGTTTGTCAAGTTGTACGAGACCAAATGCCGCGTTCATCTCACAAGCTTTGAGATGATATCCAGCGACACCATAGAGAAACTTCCAATCGTATGGGATTCCATCTACGGAGTAGTTGAATCGTTCTCCGGGTTCTTCTACATTATCACCGATGCGACCCCAATCCCTAAACATGAGGGCTCTCTTGAGTTGTTCTTCGTCATTGAACATGACCATACCACCAAGACCACCCGCGGTAATCACATGGCTCGCATAGAAACTCGTTGTAGAAATGTCCGTACATTCATTCTTTGTGATAGTATCCGCGGAGTCTTCAAAGAGGATGACCTCTGGAAAAGCTTCACGAATTGCCTTCCAATCTGGGACATTGCCAATGAGATTTGGTAAAATGATACACTTTGTCTCGGATGTCACAACCTTCTTGAGATCATCTACACTTGGAACATAAGTGTTAAGACCCACATCACAAAACACAGGTTTGAGACCCAATTGTACAAGTGGCGCAACTGTGGTTGCGAAACCGCACGCGGGTGTCACGACTTCTGAACCCTTTGGTAGATCAAGAGCACAAAGCCCCAATAGAATCGCACTACTTCCAGAGTTTACAAAGAGTCCATGTCTCTTCCCGAATATGTCCGCAACCCGTTTCTCAAATTCCATAGAACGATCACCAAAACCAGCGAGCCAGCCATCGCGAAGGCAAGCCTCAACGGCTTTAATTTCTTCCTCCCCATATGATTCAAATTTGTTGGGCGCATACCAAACTTTCTGGGGCATTTGGTTAAAGAGTACGCTAATCTTTAAATCAAATGAAGAAAGTCTGTGTTTTAGGTGCAGGTGGCTTTGTAGGTAAGAACTTGTTACAAGGTATGAATTGGACCGGAGTTACGAGACAAGACCTGGATCTCACAGACCAAGTGGCGGTTGAAAAATACTTTAAAACACATGAATATGATGTTGTTATTCATTGTGTGGCGAGTATTAATCAAACAAGTGAAGCGACTGCATACAAAAACATACTCATGTTTGAAAATGTTGTGAGAGTTTTCAAAGGAAAGTTGATATACTTTTCAAGTGGTGCGGCGTTGAGAGGCAATCCACCAACCGATCCATATGGTCTTTCAAAATGGATGATAGATAAACGCATCAAAACGATTGATAAGGTATATTCATTGCGCATTTGGGGGTGTTACGGACCCGGTGAACTTTCAACAAGATTTAGTGCTGTGTGTAAGAGGGAAGGACACATTGTTATTGATAGAGACAGATACTTTGATTTTGTGGATATAGAATATGTCCGAAAGATTGTTTTTGACTATGTACATGGGTACCTAAATGATAAGGAATATAATCTCGTATATCCAGAAAAATTACTTCTTTCTCAATGGGCGGAGCGATTCGGTGCCACATGGGAAATTAGGGACAAAGGTGGACTTGGTGACTCTTATATTAGTTCCATCCCGCCATCTTTTTAGGCGGAACTTCAACTATCATGTCTTTTTCAAATTCAATATAAGGTGACATATTCTCCAATGAGTTTCCAAACTCTAATTTTGGATATATTTTTTGTGTCTCGGGTATGGAAATATCTTGTAGAGTTTTAACACCATACACTTCCGCAATTTTGGCAAAGTCAACTGTATTACCAAATACATCAGATTTAGATGTTGCTGCGTGGTTTGAATTGAAGTAAATATCTTGAAATTGTTTTACAATTCCATAACCACTATTATTAAGAATAGTTATTTCAATTGGTAGGTTGTATTTCTTTACTGTGAGAAGTTCTTGGATATTCATTTGAAATCCACCATCACCTGCGATCACATAAACTGGTTTATTAGATCCTATGGACGCGCCAATAGCGGCGGGTAATGCAAATCCCATTGAAGCATTTCCACCATTTGTAAATAACTTTTGTGTTTTCGATAATTGCGCACATTGCATCGTCCAAACCATATTACTCCCTATATCCGAAATAATAATACACTCATCTGGTAATGAAGTGAAAAACTTGGCTAACACGTCATATACAATGGGATCATCGTCTCGCGCCTTTTCAATACCATATTTATTTTTCCAAGTGGATATGATATTTAACCAGTTTGAATAATCTGTATGTATATCAGATCTTACACACGTGAAAAAGTTATCCACATCGTCAATAATTTTTAAATCAATATTAATACCAATCTCAATTAGTTTATCAATTTCATTTTCATCAATATCAATCATTATCTTCTTGGAGTGTACCGAAAATATATCAGGTTTACCTCCAATTTGACGACTATCTAAACGACTACCAACAACAATGACCAAATCAGCATTTTGAATCGCATAATTCGCATGTCTATCTCCATAGACACCTATTGTACCTACACGGAGCTTATGATTTGTTTCGCATATATCAATCGCACCCCAAGATACAACAAATGGAATATTATATCTTTCTACAAAGTTAATAGCTGACTGTGAAGCACCCGAAAGTATGACGCCATGACCAAATACTATAAGCGGTCTCTTACACTCTTTTAAAAATCCGGAGATGTCGTAAATAGATGTATTGAATGCATTCAATTCAACTGTAAATGGTTTAGTATGTATGATTGATGACATTTGTAAATTTACTGGAAGATCTAATAGGACTGGTCCATACCGAGGCGTCTTTAAACTTGTGAGAAGTTCTACGAGAGTGGATTCAACGAGTGTTACGTCTGAAAGGTACACCGATTTTTTTGTTACGTCTTCAAACATCTTCGCAACTGGCATCTCTTGAAATCCAACTTGTCTCGGTTTAGACTTAAAGTTTGAAAGAGTTTGAACAGTATTTACTTGCCCCGTAATAAAAAATGCGGGTATTGAATCATACCAACAACCACACACCCCATTAAGTATATTCTGAACACCTGGACCACTTGTTACACAGACACCCGCAATCTTTCCACATCCCCTATAGTATCCTTCAGCCGCCATGGCTGCTGATTGTTCATGTTGAAAACAATAATATTTAACTTTTGGGTTTTTTGATATTGCATCAATAAATGGTACAATTGATCCACCTGTGACTATAAAATACGTGTCAATACCATTTAAGTATAATGTATCTATTATATAGTCACAAAGATTCATACAATGTTATGATATAAAAACTTTAAATGAATTACAAAGAATCATAGTACTCCCCTTGTTTGTCTTGACGCTCAACAGTCTTAATGTGGAGGAGGGACACGAGGGGTTTTGCGTCAACGCGGGCAACCTTTTCACCTCCCACAAGCTTTTCATGAAGGTCGCTTTCCCACTTGACGGAACCATCATTCTTATAGTAGCGTCCTTGGTAGTCGGGGAAATTAATCCAACCCATCTCATTGAGTTGAAACTTGTGTTGATCAAGCCAATCTGCGGTGTACCCCGGGCAAATATTGATCCGTGGAACATACATAATATCACCATCAAATGATTTAATGTTCATAATGAGTGCCTCTTGTGGCATTTCGTCCGCATCAATGGCAAAGATGTAGTCACCAGAGCATTTTGTGGCGTGATAGTTTCGATGTTCGGAGAACTTTCCATCAAACTCTCGGTCATTCACAACCACTTTGTCACCATAGGATTCCAAGACCCCACGCACTTCTGGTGTCACCTTACCACTATCAACGAGAATGTTGACTTCATCCTCCTCATCCTTCACTTTGAGGAGAAAGTTTACAAGGGACTCCAATTCACGATGTTCGTTGCATACACAAATGGCATATGAAACCTTAACCATTTTATAATTTAAAGTATTCACACCTTTAAATACCATAATGAAATACATTTCATATTCCGTGTGGGGTGATAACAAAGTCTATACATACGGAATCATTGAAAATGTATTGGATGCTAAAAAGTATTATGAGGGTTGGGTGGTGAGAGTTCATTATAACGACACGGTGCCCACAAATATCGTAGATTGGCTTAAGAAGCAAGACAATGTTGAGGCCGTACACCATCCGGGTACAAAAACAAAGGCTTCAAATACCCTTTGGCGATTTGAAGACCTGTTTATCAAAGATGCCACGGTCATATCCAGGGATGCAGATTCAAGATTTACAGATAGGGAAGTTGGATTGGTAAATGAATGGTTACAATCAACAAAAGACTTTCACATTATCAGAGACCATAAACATCATATGGTTCCAATATTAGCCGGAACATTTGGGTGTAGAAATAACTGCCTTGAATACATTGGCTTACCCACTCAATTGAGAAATATAAATATGGTACCAATGAATTACATAAATGGTTTAGAACTCCTCAATTCTTTTAGAGATAGCATACCGAATACACAAGACAAATATTTAGTGGATCAGATATTTCTTGCACAATATGTCTACAATTATATAATTGGTAGTACAATGATTCACTGCAGTCACAATGGATACGAACCCTTTGCAAAGCGAATTAATCCAGTAGAAATTGGGTTTGTCGGGGAAGTCATTACCGAGTGTCCCCGAGCCGCTGAAATCGTGGGCGACTCTCTAACAAAGTTCGATCGTGTTGGAGCCTATTAAAAATAAAATGATATGCATAGGTAAGCATGGATAGTCACGCAGAAATTAAAGATAAGTGTGATGGTCTTGAAAATCGGTTAGACGAGATTGCTGCCGATATTCGGGACCTTCCATTTCACTATAAACTGGTTGACAAATACACAACCATAGACGAGGAATTGCATGAAATATATGAATGGTATGATAATATGAAAAATATGTTTCACCGGTATACATCTGAGAAACAGGCTATTGAAAAAAGGATTGAGGAACTAAATATGGAATCAAAATCACTCAATAATGAAGTACAGAATCTTAAATTACAAGCATTTTCTCGTGTCCGACACGGAGGCTCGTATTCACAATTACCGAGTAACCAGCATCCTTGAGGTTTTTACAAAAAGAAACATCCTCCGAACACATATCCCTTAGCACCTTCCCATCTTCAGTTTCCAACTCAATGAGTGGATAACTAAAGTATGGATACTTGAGGTTTTCTATGACACCCTTGCGACACGCAAAGAAACCCATACCATTGTAGGCAACTTTCATGTACTTTTCAGAGGTATCCAAGTCTTTTACCTTGAGGAATTCAAATGTTCCGTGTTTCTTAAAGTATTCCATGTCCCAATCCTTAACGACTGCGTAGTGTTCAAGGTCGGTCATGCGATAGAGACCCGACACTACTGGGTGCTTATCAGTATCTTCAATGAGCTCTATGACTTGTTCAGGCACAAAGAACATATCAGAATCAATGGTCAGCCATACATCGTACTCCAGTTCTCCATTGAATGGTACCTGTGTAGCTCCCCTTAAGACATCTAACCCAAGTGTCTTCATGCGAGAAAATGGAACAAAACTTGAGTACTCGTTGAGCATGATAACTTTGTAACCCTTCCGTGTTAATATCATGAGGGTCTGCGACCAGTTTTTAAGGAATGAACCTGAGTACACCCGACCAGGGAGGGCGACAACAACAGTCTTCATTTTATGGATTTAGACATTCAATACTTTAAGCACTTCGTTCACAGCCGGGTGTCTCACAACATCGCGTTCATCCATTTCAACATGTTGGATATAGGTGAGATCCATTCCATAAAGTTTGTGGGTGAGAAATGCAAGTCCATTCTCTTCACCCAAATCTGATTGTTCAAGGTCACCCGTAATAATCAGTTTTGTATTTTCCCCGATGCGAGTGAGAAGCATTTTCATTTGATTTGGTGTGCTATTTTGCATTTCGTCGGCGATAATCACAGTGTTATTGAATGTTCTTCCACGCATGTATCCAAGGGGTTCAATAGTGATGCAACGATCCATTTGATTGTGGGAAAGGTACTTTTCAAATATGTCAAACATGGGTTTTGTCCAAGGTTCCATCTTTTTATCCATATCACCTGGAAGGTACCCCATATCCTCGTCCGCAGCAACGATTGGACGGGTGAGAATCACTTTACCCCTGAATGCTTCATATATGTGTTCAATGCCAATGTGACACGCGAGCATGGTTTTACCTGTACCTGCGGGACCTGTACCTACAACTATAGGTTTTGGTGACCTAAGTGCCAACATATACTTGCATTGTCCAGCAGTCTTGGGAAAGTTCATCTTATATACTATTTAAAGTTTTTTTTCCTTAAATATTTTAAGATGACAACATACCATCTCATTCAAATGAAACCCACAAAAACTTATTTGAGTCTCGTTGACCCAAATAAGAAGACGCGATTTGTCTGTTTTCAGGACAGGGAGACCGCGGATACATTTGTTGATTATGTAACAAACTTTAGATCAAAGCATGGATTCTGGCCCAATATGGATATGTCCAACAGATATGCACGGGTTCGGAGTAAAACGGGTATCAAAAAGAGAACCCCAGAAGAATTGAAGGATTATTTGTCACTTGAACCATTTGACTATGAAAATATTGAAGATATGGCTTTGCGAACGAATGTGTCCTTCATTTGCGTCACCAATTTTGTTTATGTACCAGACGGTATTGAACAACAAATTGTCAGTTTCTCTGGTCAGGAGTGGGATGGTGAAGCAGATGATGTTGCATACAGGGATCTTTTAGAGTTTAACTTAAAAATTAAGTGATATGTAATTTAAACCCAACTATGTGTGGCATCGTAGCCCTCTTCGGGGAACCAAGAGAGGTTCCCTCGGGTCTTTTGACCCATCGTGGTCCAGATGATTATCGCACAGAGACTATGGGTAAGTGCCAAATGGATTACTATCGCCTCGCGATCAATGATCTAACTGACGCGGGTATGCAACCATTTGTGAGACCCCATCGTATGTTTATGTGTAACGGTGAAATCTATAACCATCGCTCATTCCGTTCTGGTGAAGAGAAAAGTCAGAGTGATTGTGAAGTTGTTATGAACCTTATTCACACCCTTGGTATTGAGAATACAGTGAGATCTATTAATGGCGACTTCGCGATGGTCTACACAGATGGTAAGCGTGTTATCGCGGCAAGGGATCCAGTCGGTGTAAGACCCATGTTCTATACGCGTTATGCCAAAGATTCCATCGCATTCGCGAGTGAAGCAAAGGCACTTCTCTTCTTGGGGACTCATATTGAGATTTTTCCACCCGGCCACTTTTATGATTCATATGTGAACAAGTTTATCTGTTATCATACGGGGTATTGGAATGTCCACAAGTTTAGTGGCTCCAAGAGTCGTGAGAAGATCAGACATACACTTGAAGAGTCTGTTCACACACGCCTTGACAACACGGATCGTGAAATTGGTTTCCTTCTTTCTGGTGGTCTTGATAGCAGTCTCATCGCAGCAATCGCTGCACGCAAGATTGGAAGAATCCGAACCTTCTCCATCGGACTTGAGGGTAGTCCAGATTTGGAGGCAGCTCGTAAAGTTGCGGACTATTTGGCTACGGATCATACGGAGGTAACTTTCACGGCTGAGGAGGGACTTCGCGCACTCCGAGAAGTTGTGTGGTCTTTGGAATCCTATGACACTACGACTGTTAGAGCCTCAACACCAATGTGGCTTTTGTGTAAATACATCAAAGAAAATACAGATTGTCGTTATATTTTCTCCGGTGAGGGAAGTGATGAAATCTTGGGTGGCTATCTCTACTTCCACAACGCACCAAGTGTTGACGAGTTTGCGTGTGAGAATATGAGGCGTCTCCATCTCATTCACCAATTTGATGGTCTCCGAGCGGACCGTTGCGCGGGAGCCCACGGCCTTGATCTCATCGTTCCATTTCTAGACAAAAATTTTATTCAATGTTGTATGGAAATGAATCAAAAATTGAAGATGACAAAACTTGAGAAAGAAGTTCTCCGAGAAGCCTTCAAAGGGTATCTCCCCGATGAAGTTCTATGGCGACAAAAGGATGGTATGAGTGACGCGGTCGGTACGGGGTGGGTTGGTGCGCTTAAGGAACATACAGAAAAAATGATGAGTGACAAGATGTTTGGTATTACACGAGATATGTGTAAACATAATACACCACTCACGAAGGAGGAAGCGTATTACCGTGAACTCTTTTGGGTGTGTTACGACGCGCGGAACGACCACCTTATCTCAGAGATTTGGCGACCAAAATGGACGACGGTGACTGATCCAAGTGCGCGTCTACTTATAGAAAAGAATCCCAAGTAATATAAATATGGCTGAGTTTGTTAAGAACTTTGATTGTAAAAACGAAGAGCATGTGATGTGGCTGAAGGAAATTGGAAAGGGTATGGCCAAGGTGTCTACCGGTGAGAAGTTTGACATTGCAAAGGTTGCAAACAACAATCCACTTCCAGGTAAACCCAAAATGAAAAATCCAATGGATATGGCGGAAATTCATTTCATGTTGTCCATGAAATATACGACCGCTGTATTAGATGGCCAGGCTTTCGTGCCTACGAACAAAACTGAGGTACTCTTCGAGGGTGAAGTCTCTCGGGTCTGAGTTTTCATCCATGCGAACGAGAAGGATTGATCCACATACATCTTCTTCATTAAATGGGGGTGGAAGTCTGTTATTATTTGGTATTTTGTTGTATTCTGGCTTCATAATGACTACATCAAGATCTGGCCATTGTCCAATGAAAGTTGGCCTTCCTGAGAGTAAAATGAATATTTCATTTTTTCTTGGATCAATGTCTAACTCTATCTGTCTTATGTCTCCATATTGCTCTCTTATCAGCACAGCCAGAGTCATCTTGAATTCTCCAGACAAAAAAATATTTGCAGAATGTAAATGAACAACACCCAGAAAGGCGCTTGGATTGCTACGGTTGTTGGGATCGCCTTGCTCGTATACTTTGTTATTGTTCAGGCATCCGAAAAGTATCGCCCAGAACAATCAGATTACCGATATGGATTTGTGGACACCAACCCTGTGCGCCGTACTGGTCAATTTTTTGACACCTGTTCACCAGAAAATATGGCCGATTGTTCGCGTAATAATCCATACGACGGTCTCCCACTCCCCTAAGTCAGTTAAAAACATGTAATTATTATAGATTAAGAATGGAGAACTCTACACGACAATTCGTTCTCACTCGTCTCTCAACCCTCCTCGAGATTCCTGAAACAGATACCATATGTATCAATCTCGAGAAGAGTATTTTAAACTATTCAAGTGACAGAGCTATTTATCTCCGTGAAGAGCCTGCGTGGGACAATCATAAGTATACAAATATATACAAACACAAGTTTCTTCAACTTCAATATAATCTGAAAAACTCACCAGTTTTAAAGAATTGGATTCTAAACAGAAAAGTTAAATCGCTGGATGTTATTGAAATGCGTCCAGAAGACCTTTGGCCCGATGGACCCTACGCAAAAAAGATTGAAGAGAAAATCCATAAAGATCTACGAAAGGATTATTTGACAAGAGAGATGAACAATACAGAAGGTTTTTTCACTTGCGGACGCTGTAAATCAAAAAAGACCAGTTACTACCAACTTCAAACGAGATCCGCTGATGAACCAATGACAACATTCGTTACCTGCCACCAATGTGACCGTAACTGGAAGTGTTAATGTAGTATTTAGAATCTGTCCAATCTGTTGGCATATCACCCACTGACAAGACAAAGTTGTAGCCTAGCCTTCTTTTCATAAGAGTTTTCGTCTGTGCACTGGTAAATCCCAAATAATCATACACGATCCCATGTCTCGCAAGTTGTCGTCGCGTCATATCTACTGCAAATCCGAATCCAGGTCTCGCTGTGATGATCACTATTTTGTACCCCAATGCCTTCATTTTGTGTAAAAGTTGAATTATGGGTGTGTTTGGTTCCCCGTTTGTCCATACGAGGGTGTCGTCTATGTCAAACATAGCTGCATCGTTTGGTCCCGCTGGTCCGAACATTAATATTATTAAAGATTTAAATACTCGTTTAGAGAGACATGATCGTTGATGTTCAATGCGAAGACGAGACCATTCAAATCGCAAATCTCATACGAGATGAAAATACTCACGATGTTGAAGTAAGGTTCTTAAAAAGAATTAAAAGTAATTTGTATGATTTTGACAACGAAATTTCAGTTGTACCCAAAGAATCTGTGTGTGGTTGGTATGACTGTGAAAATCTTGAAGACACTGAACTGTATGTAAAAGTTTCCGGTGGTTATGATCTTGTAGATGACAGTGAAGATGAAGACTTTACATGTTCGGAATCCGACGAACCAGATTCCGAATCCGAATCCCTCATTGACGAAGATGAGGCTTAAATAATACAACCGTCTAAAATGTATGGAATGTCCGGTGTGCTACACACCGAAGGCAAAATACAACCTCGTTTGTGGTCATTCCTTTTGTTATCAATGTATTACCCATTGGTACCAAGAGTGTGGTAGTCACACATGTCCGATGTGTCGCAAAGATATATCATTTGTACTTCACGAAGATACACGAGAAGTTCATATAGAATGCGCACCAAATGCAAGTTTGGATGATTACACAAGATTTAATGATCTCCTTGATAAATATACGGGTTTTGAAATAAAGGATATAGAGTACCTAAGACGACAAGACTGGGTAGTGTGGGTCATGGAACATAGAGCTAAGAATCAAGTATATACAAAGTACATATTCCATGGATTACAAGGAACCCAAGAAGCGTGTCACCAAAAACGACAAGAAAAACCGAAAAGAAGTGTACTCGCAAAAGCATATAAGGATTAAAACCGAAATGATAGAAAAGAGAAAGCAAAATGGCGCCATACCAGCCCCCGAATAGTCACTACTCCCAAATGGATGTGAGTGATTACGATGAGGATCACATCTTTTCGGTCATTGGTAAGACTGGTAAGAGATTCTATTGGTTGACGAGACTTCTCGGACTTGATTACCTTTGGTATGACAAGGAGAGACGAGTCATAGAGATTTGGGGTCCATACTATACCCATCAAAACAAGCAATCTGAACATGTCATTCGGTGTGAATTGGATTTTTTCAAACCTAAGTTAGAGGATAACCTCACATCTTCACAAAAGGAAAATGAGCATGTACAAGAGACCGCCGTTGCGTGTTAGGGAGGAGCCGAGGGTTTCCACTCGACCCAAACCCGGATCATTTCTTGATAAGATTGTGAATCCACCACCATCGGCGGGATACAAACAGAAGAAGTATCCAGTCTATATGAAGGATGCTTACCTTTCACTCTTGAAACGCAATTGTGACGAACTTGGAATTGAATACAAGGAGCCTGATATTCCAGATTATGTTCCACCACAAAGACCCGACCCGGTGGAGGAGCCACAACTCACATTCGCAGACAAAGTTTACATGAAGGTTCGTATTCTCAAGAGTGGTATCATTCGTATTAAGCTTGATACATCTTTCATAACACTCTATGAGAAGTATTACAGTAACCAAAAGCAACCGCCAATGAAAAGTGTGATTCAAGCTTATAAATCTATTGGTTTCAGTTCAGAGTTTTTAGAAAAAGTCAAAACAAAGTTTTCAAAGTTTGCAGACCACAAGAAAAAGGTTCAGGAAAAGATTGATAGTATCTTCAACAAGGAGCCAGCTAAAAAACCCAAAAAGACAAAAAAGAAAGAAGAACTTATTGAAGATGAAAATGAAGAAATTGAAGAAGAACGCAACGACGAAGAGGAAGAAGACGATGATCCGGGTGAAGATGGTGAAATGGATGTTGAACTAGACGAAGATTTAGATGAACAACCACAGGATGACCAAGACGAGGCGTATATTTCCGATTAGGTTCGTTTAATGGGTGGCAGTCTTACACCAAGGGATCGGAGAGAGTGTCTCTTTTCCCTTGAAAGATCTGTTTCTGGATCTTTTTGATATTCTAACCATATAAATAGGTCGGGTGTTCCATCAACTTCCGAAAGTATATCAAGGTGTCTGTGAGTTCTATGGAAGTTGTTGAGTTTCATAAACATTGTGATCCATTGATCATCAGATGGACACACCCATTCATCTTTGTGTGTTGGGTCTTCTAAGTAGTCTATAGCCCTTTGTAAGAATATTTCATAATATTCGTTATAATCATAGTCCCTCACTTCTATCATCGGTGGATCAATATGTAGTTCTAACTCAATGAGTTCCACTGGAAATGCCCATTGTATCATTTCAATCGCATCTGTGCCTGACATGATATATCTTATCATATCCGCTGTAAGAAGTCCGCGTTCCCTTTTCTTTTTATTCTTGGTATGTTTCTTGTGATTTGCGTTGATATAATCTTCTCTCATAAGTTGAAACGAATTTTCAATGATTATCTCTTGAAGTTCAATTGGTAACGTGTCCCACAATGACCGCTGACTCATCTCGCTTAAATTTCCATGATATTTAAATTTTGATATCCTAAGTTGATGTGATACATGTAAAAAATCACTCTAGAATGTTCATTACAAACGTCGTCGTTGGTGACCATATCCTTGATCGTGGTTTCTTTTGGAATCTAAAAGAAGCCTCTGAATACGCACAAGAGACAGTAAGACACAAAGTCTGGGAACTCGGAAACGGACAATTTTACTACGGGAACGTTGAAGCTCGTGTATACGAACCAAAACAACTTGAAGCATCGGATTACCAAGATGAACATATTCTTTCTTTCGCTGGACCCGTCAGAAATAGCACAAATGTCATGTGATCAACATGTCGTAAAGATACAACTTGAGATTGTTCAGATGCTCTACATGGCCTGGCATTTCGCGCAACAAGAAGACTATATTGCGAAGCATGCACCATTCACAAAAGATGGGTCAAGGAGGGGTTACAGACCCGCACACCCCAAACATCCCATGACTATGTGGGTTGGTTCAAGCTTGAAAAACTATATGTACGCATGTGAGATTGGTATCGCCCTTACATTGGAATACACGCGTAGATATGGCAAGACGCACACTTGTGCCGAACATCTCATGTGGTTATGGGATCATCATCCGGCACATTTTGAAGAGAGACGAAGTGATACAGCGTACTATTCCGAGGAGGGTATTCCTGAATGTATGCCTGAACAATATAGGCAACCAAGTATTGTAGATTCATATCAGCTCTACTACATGGTTGAGAAGATGTCCTTTGCGCGGTACAAATAGACATGTTCAGGTCTCTCCTCCGGGTCATCATAGCCCAGGGACTTTAGGTACTTTGGAACTTCATTGTTCTCAAAATCAAAAATTTCAATGAGTAGCGTAGGCATGTACTTTTTAATTGTATTTTCAGCTCCCTTTAAAACTTCCAACTCGTGTCCCTCCACATCAATTTTTATCAACGAGACTCTACCTTTGTATATATCATCCAATCTATGACACGATACAGTGGTTTTTGTTGATTCATCCATTCCATCTGTTTTCTGTGTAGACGATCCACCATAGTTTCGGAGCCCAGTCGCTTCAACGACATTTGGAAAGTACATATCTATGGCTTTATTTTCATCAGAGAGAGCGATTGGAACTACATACATGTTATGTTTGAGTTTGTTGTTTTCTACATTTAGTGTAACAACCTTGTGAAAAAGTGGTTCAAATGCGTATACCGGACCATAGTCAGAAAACATTAGAGAATTGTAGCCTATATTTGCACCAATGTCCAGTATTTCTGTACCCTCTTTGTAGTACCTTTTCACATCTTTACGCATCCATTCATCCCATTCGTATCCAGCGGCTATTGTGGGTCCAATATATTCATCATCTGCCATATAAAATACATTGTATCGGCCATTATTTACACATTTAACCTGTAAAGTTGTACCCATCTTGAGTAAAAAGTCAATTAAAACTTTAACCTGATTATAATAAAACGATGTTTAGCATCGGTAAGACTGCTCCCGTTTCCGCTCCACCAGTTCAGGTTCCAAAGCGGGAACGAACTTATCAACCTAGAACCTACACGGAATTCATCCGAGGTCTTAAGAATGGAGAACTCCCAGAAGTTCTCATTAAACCAAATCAAAGTTTAGCTGCATTTGAAGACAATCAGGGCAACTACGGTGAAGCCCAGATTATCCAAAATCAAGACTTGTGGCAAACTATCGCGGAGAGTGATTCCAATGTTCGTGTTGATATGTCGGAAAGTGCTTCTATCTCTGATGTGATCTCTATGGTTTTTCTGTTATCTTTCATCTTTTTCATTTTCAGGACTCTCATGGGTGGTGCGGGTGGTGCAGGACCAATGAATAACCCATTCCTAAAGAATCAAGATTTTGAGGCTGAACAGGAGATTAAAACCCGCTTCAGTGATGTTGAGGGGATTGACGCCGCCAAAGATGAACTTGAAGAGATTGTGGATTTTCTCAAGCAACCCGAGAGATATTTTGGAAGTGGTGCCAAGATCCCCCGAGGCGCCCTTCTCGCGGGTAAGCCAGGTACGGGAAAGACCCTCCTCGCCCGAGCCATCGCGGGTGAATCAAATGTCCCATTCATCCAGTGCTCTGCCGCAAACTTTGTGGAGATGTTTGTTGGTGTGGGTGCCAAAAGGGTTCGCGATCTCTTTGAAATCGCCCGCGAAAATCAACCATGTATTGTCTTCATTGATGAGATTGATGCGGTGGGCAAGCAACGCAGCGCTGGTGGTATACCAGCAAATGACGAGAGAGAACAAACAATTAATCAACTACTCACCGAGATGGATGGCTTTGACAATGAGACTGGCATTGTGGTTATTGCGGCCACTAATCGCGTGGATATCCTTGATGACGCCCTCCTTCGCCCGGGTCGTTTTGATCGCAAGATCCAAGTGGGTCTTCCAAGTGTGCGAGGTCGCAAGAAGATTTTGGGAGTCCATGCCCGAGACAAGAAGTTATCTGAAGATGTCAGTCTCGCGAGTATTGCCAAGCAAACAACTGGATTCTCCGGTGCGGAGTTGGCAAACCTTCTCAATGAATGTGCGATCCGAGCCGTTCGTGACGGTGATGGTATCATTACCAATGAAATTGTTGAGAATGTCTATCAGCGCATTGTTGTTGGTGCCAAGGGTGATACAAAGTTCTCTCCTCGTAAGAAGGAATTGGTTGCTTACCATGAAGCTGGACATGCTATTGTGGGTGCGATTCTACCAGATTATGACACTGTCCGCAAAGTCTCTATTATCCCTCGCGGGGATGCCGGTGGAGTAACCTTCTTTCAACCCTCAGACGACAATGCCGAATCCGCGATGTACACAAAGGAATACCTGACTTCCCAAATTATTGTGGCTCTCGGGGGTAGAGCCGCGGAAGAAATCATCTATGGGAAGGATCGTATTACCACTGGCGCCTCCGGTGACTTTGCGCAGGTCTATATGATTGCCCGGGAGATGCTTACCACATATGGTTTTAGTGCTTACAGGTTTGACTACCGAAATATGTCGGGGGATGCCAGTCGTCTCGTTGATATGGAGATTGATCAACTCGTTGATCTTTGTTACAAGGAGGCTCTCGGTATTTTGAGTACAAATCGCCGACAATTGGAACTCCTCAAAGATAAACTCATTGAGGAAGAAATTGTTGATGGTGATTTGGTGTATGAACTTGTGACAGGAAAGTGTAAGATCGGACGCTCTGTGGAATTGGATAGTCTTGATTTTGATTAAAGATAAGACTTGAATATTTACAAATGAAGTTTGGTAAGATTTATGGTCGCTTCTTTTTGAAGCAACACCTTGACCAACCAGATGATGATACTCCAGACTTGTGTACAATTTCTGAACTCATTGAGACATATCCCATGTGGTCAGAGTGGATTCATCATGTTCCAGAAAAGAAAGTTCAACTCTACACCATGTTTGAAACTTCGGATGTTCACCCAGATATTATTGAAGAAATGAAACTTTTTGATAAAGTCATTGTTCCATTTGATTACCTCAAAGATATCTTGGTTAAGCATGGTGTCAATTGTGAGGCGGTTAATTGGTATACATCTCCATTAGTTTCAAAGAAGCCACCGGTTGTTGAGAAGAAGCGGAATCCGGAAAAGATTGTATTCCTATATGTGGGTACAAATGACATTCGTAAAAATACCATAAACTTGGTGAATACTTTTACGAAGGTTCTTGAAGGAACTAAACATCTTCTTATTATGAAGACCAATAATAGGGAGAATCTTTTAGATTCGCCGAACATAAAATATGTGACTGACAAGATTAGTTTGGATGAGTTGGCGGGTTTGTACAATATCTGCGATTATATGGTGTCATTCACAAGAGGTGAAGGTGTGGGTCTACCAATGTTGGAAGCACAGTACTTCAATAAACCCGTGATTGCCCACGATCAAGGGGTATTCCCACACATCAAGGATCCTTCATGGATTACCCTTCCATCGAGGGAAGTTCCAATTGACTACACCCATGTTCCCCAATTTCTGAAAAAGGTCTTCTATGGCACTTGGTGGGAAGTTGACTACGAGAAAGCTCAAGAAGTCATCATGTCCTTGATCAAGTCGTGAACCGTATTCTTTTGAACCCAACCAATATTCTTGATTTTTGACGCATTACCTATGAGTGCGTCCACTTCACACGGACGATAGAACTTTGGCGATACTTTAATAACCACTTTACCATCTACGAGACCCACTTCCTTTTCGGCCGCACCCTCCCATGTGATCTCCTTTCCAACCTCTTTGAAGCACATTTCAACAAACTGCCTCACAGAGTGTGTCTCCCCCGTCGCGACAACATATTCATCAGCCTCTTCTTGTTGAAGCATGAGCCACATGGCTTCAACATAGTCCTTGGCATGACCCCAGTCTCTGGCAGCGTTGAGGTTACCGAGTTCAAGGAACTCTCTCTCACCTTTCACAATTTGTTTGACGCCATCAGTAATCTTCTTTGTGACAAAGTCGGCACCTCGTCTCGGTGATTCGTGGTTGAAGAGGATTCCGGAGCAGGCATACATACCATAGGATTCTCGGTAATTTTTGACGAGCCAGTGAGCGGCCAATTTGGAGACACCATAGACGGATCGTGGGTAGAAGGGTGTCTCCTCAGTTTGTGGAGTTTCTCGGACTTTACCAAACATCTCCGAAGTTGAGGCTTGGTATACGCGATACTTTGAAGGATCCGAACTCTGACGAACACTCTCAAGGATATTTAGGATACCTGTGGTGTTTGTCTCAAATGTGTAACTTGGACACCGGAATGATGTGTGTACATGACTTTGAGCAGCCAAGTTATAAATCTCAATCCGGTCATACTCTCCACAGTCATTGATTATCTTATGTACAACTGGTTGATCAAGAATATCACCTTCATAGAGTTGAATCCTATTTAGGACAGGTTTGAGATTACCAGTTTCAATGTCGTAGGTTGATCTTCGCACGAGACACTTGACATCGTAACCCTTTTCCAGTAGGAGCTCACAGAGATAAGAACCATCCTGGCCAGTAGCACCCGTGATTATGGAGGCTTTACGACTCATTTATATATGGGCTCACTGTCTCTTTAACTGAATTATTTTGGGAGGGTATAGTAGGTATGAAGAGAACGCGAACGCGAATTGGCAAGACTCACTTAAAAACTAATACCCCAAAGTAGATAAAGATGGCTCGTAATTATGATACTGAGTCCGACGAAGAAGAACCCGATTTTTTTGAAGAATACGATGAAGCCATCAAGGCTCGTGTGAAATCCCTCAAAAAGATTGAAGATGTATTTGACGCAAAGGCTCTCATTGCCCTTTCCGAGAAACTTCCAAAGACCAAGTTCAAGATCTACGAAGATTTCCAAAAGAAGGCGAAAAAAATTGTGGAAGAGATGGACGAGGTCATGAGGGTCTTTGTCGCCGAGGAACTTCGGGAAGAGTACTTGGCACCCCAAGAAGATGATGAGACTGTGGTGTGCGAGCACTGTGACTTGGTCAGAAGTGAGAGTGACTATGTGGAATGTCAATGTGATAAGGAGAGGATGACCCAATTCGCAGAAGAGATTGGGTGTGACCTAAGTGAGTAGTGCTAATCATTAAAAATAAAAATGACCTGCGAAAAGCGCCTCGCTAATGTGATTGATTGGTTGCGTGGATACCACGAGCTGGAAGCAAAATTGAGGGCAATTTTTCCATCCGCTCGGGCCACAAATATGCCCCAAGAAATCACAGAGTACCTGGCTGTATTAATTTCGAGGCACCTCGGTAAGGAAGTAGTATCGTCCAAATTTGATGATGATGGGATAAAAATGACCGGTGACGCACACACACCACCCACCGGACTCAGGATTAAAATTAAATACTTTAAAGATGCAGTGAAGTGTGTACTAGTCCCAAACGAAGCCACATGCAAGCGGGTTGAGATCAAGAGTTTTACGTCTGTGGGACCTATGTCATTTGGGCCAAATGAAGGTTGGGATACGCTACTCGTATTAGATGCAATTGACCATAGGGATATGAGATTCAAACTATATGAAATACCACATTCCAACAACTCACCCATTTGGTTGAACATAAAAACGAACAAAAGGGAAACTTTTCAAGATCAATGCAAACAGAAACGACGCCCAAGAATTTCATTCGGTAGTGTACGAGATCAGCTGGGTAACGGGTGTCACCTTATATGGGAAGGTGACATTAGGGACTTACTTAAAAGTTAGAGTTATTTGTAATTAAATGAAAAGACGTTTCATCGATCTATTTGCCGGAACGGGTGCTTTTACCTACGCTTTGGAGAATACGGGTAAATACGAGTGTGTGTTTGCGAATGATTTTGATAAATCTTCAAAAGAAATATACACAAATAACCACAATAGTACATTTGTCTTAGGCGATTTGAACGACATACATGTAGAAGACATCCCTGAACACGATTTGTTATGTGGTGGCTTCCCGTGTCAGCCTTTTAGTATCGCTGGTGATAGAAAAGGGTTTGAGGATACTCGCTCAAATGTATTTTGGAAGATTGTTGAGATACTTAAACATCATAAACCCCAAAATATTATCCTTGAAAATGTAAAAAATCTAACATCCCACGACAATGGTAACACATTCAAAATTATTAAAAAGTCCCTTGAAGACTGTGGTTATCACATTAAATATTCAATCTTGGATACGTCAAAGATTTCAAGTGTCCCACAACATAGGGAACGTATATACATTGTTGGTTTCAGAGACAAAGAATTACACGATAATTTCAATTTTGATTTTGTAGAAGGTGATAAGGGTAATTTATGTGATTTTATGGAGTCTTGTGTACCAGATAAATATTATTATTCGGATAAGTATAAGGTCTTTGATATGATTAATTCGAACGTTGTTAAGAATATAAGTGAAAATGTTATATATCAATACAGAAGATATTATGTTCGAGAAAATAAGAGTAATCTATGCCCGACCCTTACCGCTAACATGGGGGGTGGTGGTCATAATGTACCACTCATTAAGGATGAGATAGGTATACGAAAGATTACACCTCGTGAATGTTTCAATTTGCAGGGATTTCCAGGTGATTATAAGTTGCCCAGTATTTCAGATTCAGCTCTTTACAAACTGGCAGGTAATGCTGTATCTGTTCCAGTCATTTCATTTGTTTCCAAAAAATTATGTGATGTTATTGCCTAAGTAATCCAGTGTAATACAAAAACCAAACATTTCATGAATACCCTCCTTGAATCCCTTCAAAGTGCTTTCACAATCTCCGGTATTATCTGGACAGTAAGTGAGATTCATTACCATATTATTAATAATATGTAAAGTATATGCGGCACACACTTGTTACCCTCTCTGTAATTTCTCTTACGTCCCTCGCGGGCGCTGGTATCGGCGTTGGATCATGGATTGCCATGGTACATGAAAAGTGAAAAGGTTCTTCCAAAAATTCTACGAGTACTAGAAATATTTAATTATAAATTTCAAACCAAGTAAACTAACATTACAACTAGTTGTTCTCTACGGAAAAATAAAAGTTGAGAAGAGGTAGTCGAGGAATCGGGGGAACTTTTTATTGTACATCCTAAAAAGGTCGTACAAAATTCTACGAGTACTAAAAATATTTAATTATAAATTTCAAACAAACTAAAGTATATTACAACTATTTGTCTCCTATGAAAAAATAAAAGTTGAGAAGAGGTAGTCGGGAAAAATACGACCTTTTATTGTATATCTGTGAAAGAAGGTTAAAAATATTTTATCCAGTAAAGGTAGATGTCTGATGATAAGGAAGACCAGGATGCGAAGCGCCGAGAAGAACTGAGAAAGAAGTGTGAGTATCAGCGTGCTTATGAAGCAAAAAATAGAGAAGAAATAAACAGAAAACGAAGAGAAAGATATGCAAAAGAAGGAAAAGAAAGAAAAGTTATAACAAAAGCGGTATTGAAGGACGCAGTAGCAAAAGGTTTAAGTGATTCTGAAATAGCAAAACTCGTTAGGGAAATGTAATCATTTTAATATTACCAACTACTATGTCATATTTGGTAATATGAAATTAAAAATCCATCTCTTCGGGTGTTAAATTATATTTGTCTATCGTTGATTGTTTGGGAAGTCGTTTATTCTTTTTTATTTGTCTTATGACTTTGGCTCGCGCATCCTTGTATAAATGATTTATGTCTTTTGAGGTATTCAAACACTTTTTTAATTTATAAAAACTCCTTAAACCTTCACCAGGTGTCCCCCAATTCTTTTTTAGATCTGCGTACATCTCTCTAACATTTGTAAGTTTCTTTGGACGACCAAGTGGATCTGGTCTATTCCAGATATGAAGAACACTAAGAGTTGAGTTTGTAGTATAGTCTTCATCACTCCACCCAGCAGTTAGAAGTCTTTTGAGTTCTTTATACTTTTCAGATTCTCTTTTAATCTCATATTCTAATTGTGAGAGCCATCGTTCTACACCGTAACAAGCAGTTCCTTGTTTATTTAATAGGCGAAGATCAAGTGAAGGATCTGTATATTCATGATGTGTCTCATATTTTGCTTCAAGTTTTGCTATCAATTCATTTTGTGTAACTGGACGACAAGTCTGAAATCCGTCATTGTCCAGTCTCATTTTGGTTTGACCAACCCACCAGGTACCAAGCTCTTCATTTTCGAGAATGAAGAAAATTGTTGGATCATAGTCACCCATACTTAATCTGACCCAACATTTTTTATCAGGACAAAAAGTTGCTTCGCCTGGGTAAATAAAATATCTGGGAATAGTATATGACCACCCTCTGCCAACCATGCGAACCTCTTGGTAAGGTTTTGGTAAAGAAATGGTCTCGTGTATCTCGTGGATTTTACATAAAAAGTGGTACATGGTATTGTCCTTGTGATAAAAGGACAGAAAGATGTTCAAACCCTGGATGTAAAGCTATAGGATTACGACTTGGTTTAAAGGTTGGTGTAAGTATTTGCGAACATAATAGACAGCGTTCAACATGTAAACAGTGTAAAGGTGGAGAAGTATGTACACACAATAAAAGGCGTTCTATTTGTGTACAGTGTAATGGAAGCCAAATCTGTGAACACAATAGACAGCGTTCGGTATGTAAACTGTGTAAAGGTGGTTCAATATGTACACACAATAAACGTCGTTCAAGATGCAAAGAATGTAAAGGCGGAAGTGTATGCGAACACAGTAGAGAACGTTCTAATTGTAAAGATTGCAATGGTAGTAATATTTGTCTACATAATAAGCTAAAACGAACATGTAAAATCTGTAATCCACAGGGTCATATAGCATCCTTAAGAAGAACTAGAAGAGGTAACGCTACGAGATCCCCAAATTCTACCCACACCCTTGATGACCTTGGTATGACTTCTAAAGAATGGTACGCATATCTCTCAAAAACATTTGAAGATCGCTACGGGCGACCAAGAAATGAAAGCGATGATGTTCACATAGATGAAATAATCCCATGCTCGGCGTGGAATATCCCCGATGATAACAAGTACTGCTGGCACTATCTGAACTCTCAGTGGTTATTAGCGGTTGATAATCTATCAAAACATGATTCATATAGCCAAACTGACAAAGATGAGATGATTAAGAGAATAGATATAGCCCTAAGTAAGATAAAGACGAGGGTTTCTATATAAATAATCTAAAATGGCGTGTTGTATGAACTACATCGCCTTTGACTTTGAAACATCAGGCCTGCCAAGAGGTCGAAGAAACACTAAAGTAACACACGAAACACTCTCAAACTTTGACAGTTGTCGCGCGGTCAGCCTTAGTGCCGCTCGCTTTTCCCAACGGGGGCGTCTCATTAAGACATTTGATGCGATCATCCGTCCCAATGGTTTCCAAATTGGAGAGGAATCTATCGCAATCCACGGTATCAGTAACGAGAAGGCTCTCAGTGAGGGGCGCCCATTCCCAGATGTATTTAAGGACTTCATGGAATTCATTGGTCCGAGAACCAAGACCCTAGTTGCTCACAACGCGCAGTTTGACACAAGCGTCCTTCAATCAGAGATGCTTCGTCATGGAATACCACTTGAACAAATTGACGACCTCGTTATTCGTTGTACCCTTGAGATGTACAGGGATAGATTCATGGGACCTATCAAACTTACGAAACTCTACGCGGATATCTTTGGAGAAGAGTTTGATAACGCTCACAACTCCCTCGCCGATTCAATCGCGTGTGGTAAGGTGTATCCTTTCCTCATTGGACAAACGGAGAGGGAACTTAAACCTCTTCCCATCAAGAAGGTCATCATCGGTGCTTCGTCGGTTTCTTCAGCAATTGGTATCAACCAATACAAGAAACCTCAAGAACTTGTTGAAGAGCTTTGGAAGAAGTACAGCCCTCAAACATTCAAGGGTAGCACCAAGGAAGAAGAAGCTCTTGTGGTTCTCAACTCTCTCGAGACCACAAAGAAAATTCTCAGTGAAGCCGAAAGCTTCAAAAGTGAGACCTCCACAGATGTTCAACAAGAGACGCGAAAGTTGTTTCATCAAATTGAGCACTCTGGTCTCTTGCCACAACAGATGGTTCAGGCTAAAGAACACATCCGCAAGACCCTTGCGACGAACCACGGAACTCGCAACGAAAAGAAGACTGCCAAGTTTGACAAGAACGCTGCGAACCTCGTTGAGGATGACACCTTTTACAAATATGATATCTGCGTCATCGAGGGGACACTCTACCAAATTGTGGGGCGTCTTGACCGTATCCAGAATAACGAAGATGGGTCACGAACCCTCGTGGAAATCAAGAACCGAACGAGGGGTCTTTTCAATCGGGTGAGAGACTATGAAGAGGTACAGTGTCAAACATATCTCCAAATGCTTGAAGACATTGAGTATTGTCGCCTTGTTGAGACATACAACGGCGAGTCCAAGTCATACCTCATCCAGAGGGACTATCCCAAGTGGAAAGATGAAATCCTTCCCAAGCTCCAAAACTTTAGTGAACACTTTCACAGCCTCCTAAGTAGCGCTTAGACATGTAAAATTAAGTACAAAAAATGAATAACGAAGAACTCGCACAAATTATTCGCCGAGAGGCGCGATTCATCAATTTCCTAATTGTCATGACAAATGTATTCATGTTCATACAATTAAGAAATATGACTGTAAAAATGAATGAAACAAACATGGGCATCTTCCTATCTATCTTCTTCTCGGCAGCCTTCACAGTTGTGTCTCTTGTGAAAAAACCATTTGAAGTTGTTGATCTTCGTCCAAGTAAAAATGTTGATCTAAAGTAAGATGACACCTATGAATATCAACTCAGGGAACAGGTCGGTTTCAAACCACCTTATTCCTTATAACGCCATGAACATCAACACAATTACCAACTCCATGTTAGGAAAGAGAAAGGCTGATAAAACTATTTACGAAAGAGCAAAAAAACGAAAGGATCTTAGTATGATTGCCGAAGTTGGAAGAATTACAAATGACAGAGTCAACATTCGTTTGCCAAAGAGAATTATTGATGAACTCAAAAGAATCAATATTTTGTCATCTAAAGAAAGATATGAATACGCGGGTAAAATTAGTTTTGAAACGAGTAGAACTGGATCAAATGAAGTAAAGTTTAACACACCTGGACGCCTTACTTCAAAAGAGAGGGGTAGAATTTCAGCTACTATCGTGGATTTAATTAAGAATTATTACATTACATACCATACACATCCATCTCCTACTTCCAAGATAAATAACAACGGTAATAACAATGGTCGCACCCGTTATTTCACATTACCAAGTGGTGCAGATTTTGAAGCTTATGTAAAAGGATATCCAGGTATGCAAGCAAATATAATTGCCGATGCTCATGGATACTATGTGATTGATATAATTGAAGCTGCGAACAAAGAAGCCAGACCAAACCCAAAAATGATTAACAGAGCCATGGAATGGATAAGATCCCTAAACTTTCTTAGAAGTCGTTTGAGAGTTGTTGACAATTACGAATATTTTGAATCTACTCTCACAGAATGGAAAAATACGATCAACACTGAACTTAATCCATACATGATGAAACACTTTGGTGTCTCCATAAAATATTATGGATACAATGACAGAGAAACCGCTTTGGTGACCCTGCGACGAAGTTAAATCCCTCCTCTATTATTTATCTCCACCTATACTAGAATGGTAGTGACAAGTAAACTCAGAAGACACAAGGTCATGGAGCGTGCTATGAGGGCCTTAATGGGTAATAATTTACCTCCGAGGTTCAAGTTCAAAGATACTTATGATTCTATTGAAGTACCTACAGCCTATCAACAGCATTTACCCTCACAGGCAACCCTAGAGGCCAAATTTGACGAGTTGATTGCCGAGGAAGAAGTTGTAGCCCCTACCACGGAAATAAAGGCTGACATGGTTGTGTCATCCAATCTAGAAGTCGGAACCTCCAACTTGTTCGTGGACACAGAGACTGGCAACGTCGGCATTGGGACGGACTCACCTGCGTACACCCTAGACGTCCACGGGACCTCAAACGTAGGGGCCCTCACGGCGACGAGTGTGTCTGGCAGTGGTTCAGGACTCACGAGTTTGAATGCGTCCAACTTGGCGAGTGGAACTGTTCCATCCGCGAGATTGAGTTTGGCTGCATCGGTCATTCCCAACCTGGATGCCACTAAAATTACTTCGGGGACACTCACGAGACCTATAAGTACTACGACGGGGACTTTTAGTGGTGATGTCGGCATTGGGACGGACTCACCTGCGTACACCCTAGACGTCCACGGGACCTCAAACGTAGGGGCCCTCACGGCGACGACTGTGACTGCCTCCGCATTTTCTGGGAATGCCAGTACCGCCACTAAGTTAGCCACCGCGAGAGCCATTAATGGCGTGAACTTCGATGGAAGTGCGGCTATTACTGTAAATGGTACAAGTTATAATGTAAACAATGCGTGGTTAAAGGAACTGGGTGACAATGCCCACTTTAAACAATATGGTAACTCTCGACAAATGGTATTTCGCACCGATGGAACTACTCAGTATGCCTCTGATGTGGGTGCATACCCATTCGCGTGGATGTACGGTGGAGATGCTGCGTCTAATCGTAGAATGCTTTTGAACACTTCGGGTCAACTCTGGTGTTCAAATTATGGTTGGTTGCATGATAAATTCATGGCAAGAACGCAAGTATTTAGTGACACAAATGCCAATGCTGGTTTCGATGGGCAAACGATAGACTATAACGCTTCCGGTAGCCAGACAACTACGACTGATAGAGTACACAGGGCCCTTTTTATAGATGTGGACTCGACCGCAACAGGTGGTGACACGAATCACGAACACAGACTGTATGGAATTTATAACGATGTTCGACATAGTGGTGATAGTGACCTTGTCTATGGAATGTATTGCTATACGAGAAGTGACCACACGAGTGGGACGACAACAAATTTGAGGGCAGGGGATTTCCTCGCGTTAGCATCCGGTACGGGTACGAATACAAACATCTACGGTCTCAATTCATACGCATTAAAAGATGGTGGTTCGACCGGTACCACCGCAAACATGTACGGTGTGCGCGGAGAAGTTGAAGTTGACGCGGGTACGTGTACGACGGCCTATGCGTTTCAGTCCCATATCGACCGCGATGGTGGTACGATCACAACTGGATATCTATATTATGGGAGTTACTCAGGTACAGTGGGAACTAAATGGGGTCTATACCTCACCGGTGAGACTAAGAACTACTTTTCGGGTAGCGTCGGCATTGGGACGGCGAGTCCGGGATACTTACTAGAGGTGAATGGATCTTCGATGTTTAGAAATACAATCAACCTCACCACAAGTTCCGGGTACGCCAGCATGGAATTGGGCGGACCAAGTGGTGCTTACATCGACCTAAAAAATCCGGCCAGCGATGATAACGATTTTAGAATCCTTACTACCGGGATTGGTGGAGAAATACAAATCGGTGGAGTTGGCACTGTGATGACGTTTGATGGTTCCGGCAACGTCGGCATTGGGACGAACAACCCAGTGGTCAAATTGGATGTACGGGGGGATATAATGTTTAGTGGGAGCTTGTACCAATTAAACCGAGGTCTCGGTGGTGAGATTGTATTCGATAGAGGTGGTTACAGAATTCATATATTTAAAGCCTCTGGTATATTTACTTCCTATGGTGTGACCACTGCAGATGTTCTCCTTGTTGCCGGTGGTGGTGGTGGTGGTAATGATAACGCTGGTGGAGGAGGTGCTGGTGGTTTAATATTTAGACCCGGAATGACAATCTCAAATGGGGAGAAGGCTGTCGTTATTGGACAAGGGGGTCTCGGTTCTCCTACCCAAACCGTTCTTGCAACGGATGGTTCAAACTCAACATTTAATGGGTTAACTGCACTTGGCGGTGGTAATGGTGCAATTGGGTATGCACACTCAACTTACGGTGTGGCGGGTACTGGTGGTTCTGGTGGTGGTGGTCAGGGAGAGTGGTCAGGTGGGTATAGTGGAGCCAATGGTCTACAGCCTTCACAGAGTGGGGATTCTGGAACATATGGATACGGTAATAGAGGTGGTAATGGTAATAGTGGTGGTGGTGGTGGTGGTGGTGCTGGAGCTGTAGGTAATAACTATAATGGTAGTACTGGTGGTGACGGTGGTGAGGGAAAATACTTTGCGACTTCTGGAGGCACAACTTACAATTTTCTTACCATGTACGGTTACTGTGGCGTCGGTGATAACAATCCTAAAGCTATAGAAGGTCAAAACTGGACGAATCGTTTATATTTTGCAGGTGGTGGTGGTGGTGGTAATGGTAATGATAATACGGGCAGAGCTGTTGGTGGTAATGGTGGTGGTGGTGGTGCTTTAGGTACTTACATTCCCTCATCAGCTCCAGACGGAGGGCCAAGCGATCCTAAGAACGGATTGCCGAATACAGGTGGTGGTGGTGCCGGTGGTACCGCCTCGGGTAGTCACCAGTGGGAACATGGTGGTAATGGTGGTACCGGTGTATGTATCATTAGATATGCCATTTAAAAAATATAAGTGCATTACAGTAAGAATGTTTTGTATCTTAATTTCAGATGCGGGTGTCGTCACTAACTTAACAGAAGCACCAAGTGCATCGTGGTGTGAAAAATATATATGTGAGGGTACATGGAAGGAATATAATAGTCGTGATGATCTCATATATAATTGTGGCGTGGGTTTTACTTGGGATGACACTAATCAATTAGCTTTGCCACCCAGAGACTCAGATTCAACAGAAGAAGATTATCAAAATAAATTAATTGAATTACGACAGTTACATTTTAGAAGACGATTAAGAAATAGAAGAGATAAACAATTGAAAGCAACCGATTATCTCATTACCACCGACTTCCCACACCCCACCCCCGAAGCGAAACAGGCGTGGTTGGATTACCGCCAAGCTCTCCGAGACCTCCCAGCGAATACAACGGACCCGGAGAACCCGGTTTGGCCATCCCCTCCCTAAGTGACCCTCCCTCCCA